GTGGTGACAGATGGTGGTGTAACTCCTTGTGGGTACTCGTCCATCATTCTTTTTAATTCGTCAAGTTCTCCAATATTTAAAATTTTACACTCAACAGTGTTTTGAGATTTTGGTAATTTAAATTCAAAAGTACCTTTTTCATTCGGTTTTAATTTTGGATTAACAAAATTTAATTCGTCCAACAAAACATTCGTAGTAAATTCTTTGTTTGTTTTTGGGTCGGTCAATCTAAATGTATACTCAGGTCCAAATGATGTATTCCTTAAAAATATAAGTATCGCCTCCAAGTCTCCCTCAAGAAGTTCATTAACATTAAAATTAGGCTCATAAACTTTATTTCTAACTAAATTAGTAATAACACTTTCACTATTACTATTGGTAGTGGAAATTAATAAGTTTTCATCTTGAGCCGTTAGATAACCAACCTTTAATGTTTTATTTTTGTTTTTATAAAAAACACCACCAGATGGTAATGTTAAAACATCATGTGGTAAATTAAAATTTTGTTGACCGTATTTTGTAATATCTTCCATATTTTTTAGGATAAAAAAAACCATAGGGAATAAACCCTATGGTTAAATATATTACTTAATGATTTTTTATCAATAGTATTAGTAAACCAAAATACATCTATCCGGACGAAGTGTTGCACTTATAGTTGCCAATCCATCGTCACTATATCCTAAACTATCGAAGTTTACATCAGTTAAGAATGTTCCTTGTAATATCCACTTTTCAACAGCGACTCCTGTTGGGTCTAACATTTCGAGGTCCAAGTCTTTTTTGTATCCCGCAGCGTATCCCATACGACCTGTCACAGACTCAGCAGACAATCTAACCCATTCCATTAACGCTTGTGAAGCAGAAGGTCCGATAGGGTCTCTAAATGTAACATTCATTGTTCCCCATGTAAATCTACCTGCAACATATGTTGAAGTGTTTAGGAATGGAATTTCAACAGGATTAACTGTAATTGATGGTCTTGTTGTTGATTCAACGTACCAAGAGTTTATACCCAAAGAAGAATGAAATGATAGAACAAATCTATTTTTTCTTTTTGGTTCATAAGGAAAAGGCATTTTCATTAATAAATCAGCCATAGTATTTTGGTTTTAATATTTTCGTTTATTTAATTATAAATATCAGGTAAAAACTTTTTTCTCTTTACTTTTACTTTTTTAGTGATAAAATCATTATCTAGTTACTAGTTTATATAAAATTTAAACTTCTTTTTTCTCTCCTCCTTTAGTTAAATAAGTTTTAACTGGGCTATTATCTTTATATTCTTTATCTAAAAATGATTTAATTGATTCAATATTGCCTGGGTCATCATCTGAAAAACCTATTTGAGGTACAAAATTATTAGATACATCATTTGTAAATGATACTCGTTGACCTATCTTTTTGCTTTGAAACTTAACATAGTTAATAAATTCCCTTAAAGCTTTAATTTTACCTTCTTCGGGATTAGATGCCGAACCCTCACCATAAGTTACGGGATGAAACTTACACATGTCCAAATATTCTTTAATTAATAATTGGTCGTCTCTCATTACCTCTCCCGATAATTCTCGATATTCTTTAAGGTTACTTATAAGGGTCTCCGCATTTATACCGTTGTGGTTTGTGACAATGAAGTTATAAACAGATTCTTTTAAAATTGAAGGTGTGTGTCCTCTTGCAGTTATAATTGCAAATATTGAACCCCCATTGATACATTCCACAAAATCATCCCATGACGGTCCTGTTTCCGCTAACAAAGAGTCCACAATAAATTGTCTATCACCTTGTACACCAAAATTTCTATAGGGGTCATTTGCATAACTAACAATAGTTTTACCCTTATAGTCAAAAGGTTCTTTACCTATCATTTGTCTGTATTCCGCAAAATCTTCGGTAGACATACCAATTTCTTCTTCAGTATCCGTTAAAATAATAATTTTAGTGGGCATATAAACGATATTGTCATCCCAGTCAAAAGCATAATACTTTAAATCAGGTTGACCTCCCTCGATGCCCTCTTTTAAAGAGATGAGATTTTTTCTAACAATCTTTTTAAGACTCATTAAAATTATTTGTTTAGTCTTTCGATTAATCTTTCTAATTGAGATTCAGTAACAATAATATTCTGAGGTTTTTCAGAATAAGTTTTTACACCGTTGTCTTTGACTTCGAGTGCTTCTCTAAGAACTTTCTTTTTAAATTCCATTTTTATATTTTTTGTTATGTGTTTAATTAAATGTTAAAAATGGGGGACACCGAAGTATCCCCCATTATATAATTATCAAATATCTTCAAAAGATGCTCCTGTTGGAGTAATTAAGAATTCAATATCAATAAACTCTAATGCTCTTGTTGGTTTCAAATAAATCTTACCAACCAACTGATTAGCATCCAAATCTTCAGGTGTGTTTTGAACCACAACTCTAAAGTCAATCAAACCTCTATCTCTTCTGATAGAATCTAAGATTGGGTTTACTGAATCCAAGAACTCTTGTCTTACTTGGTCATCGTTTTGTTCGAATAACAATCTAACCGCAACTGCTGAGATTAACTTACGTGCCTGTAACAACAATCTTCTAACATTTAATCTGTCTAATGCAGATTCTCTAACCTGTAGAGTTTTGTTACCCCAAATTACAGTACCAACATCTGAGAATGTTGCGATTGGGTTTACTCTACCCTTATAAAGAGTGTCTCTGTCTTCTTGTGTTAATTTCTTTCTTGCTTTAACACCATTAACAAGACCTCTCGTATAACCCGCAGATGCGAACCATGGGAAAGAGATGTTATCAGTTAACGCTAAGTTTCTTACTACCTCTGCAGTTGGGGGGATATAAATTTGAGTGTTATTAACACTATCTCTCGTTAAAATCCAAGGGTAATAAGTTGCGGTGTAGTTAGAATCTATTCCTGTTTCCTCTAAGTTATCGACAACTTCATCGGGTCTAATGAAATCTAAATCAAAAGATGATGTTGTTGGCGTAAACATCTGATAATCAGGAGTAGTACAGATATAAACTGAATCCGCTCTGTCTGTTTCAATCATTTCAATTGCTTCTTCAACTAAGTTCGAGTTATTAACATAGTCAATACCTGGTGTCGTAAATACATTAATGTTAACCGCCTCAGGGTTCATGAATGTATACTGTCCCCATAGATATGCGTAATAGTCAGTATTAGCCCATCTTTGTTTATCAGGTCCAGCAATCTCTTTAAACGCTCCCCATCCACTACCGTTAGGGAATGTTATAGAAGTAGATGCTCCCTTTAAGAAACCTGTATTACCTAATGTGTATCTGTCACCATTTGTTCTGTGTTCTCTATAGATGTCCCATCCATCAAAACCACCGTAAGGTAATAATGTGAACTTTCTTGAGTTTAATCTGTAGTAAGGGTCAGTATCATTAGAAGGTTCACTTCTAAACTCAACTTCACCAACTTCAAACTTAGAATCTCCGTTTGAGTCTAAAACTATTGTAGCCCCTGAGTCCATATGGAAACCTTTGGTCATTGTAGACCATGGTTGTGATTCTAAAGCGGTTGTAATGTCTGCTGGATTTTGTTTACCCTTATACTTTAAAAAGTCAACATCAATTCCTACTGTGTCAGAAACACCTAAGAAAGTTTTTCTTACTTTATCGCCTGAACTAATTGTTTGGTTATCACCAGTGCTAGTTCCGAATGGTGGGTTATATAAAATATCTCCTGGCTTGTTATATTTAGTCTTGTATAATAATGACGGTGATTTTAAACCTGAGTATTGTCTTGTATTATAACCGTTGAATCCACAAGGTAACGCGTCGATAGGCGCATCTTCGTTTATTTCCAACATAATATACTTAGATTTTAATTCAAATTCACCATTAGCAGTACCTACCTTTTTAGCTACAAAACTATTTTGACTCATATCCATAGTACAGTTAGTAAACTTTTCTAATACCACAGGATTTGCGTCAGTATCAAAGAAATCTCTTACAATAATATCAAATGTTCTATTGTTAAACGATATATTTGTAATAGAAATTTTTATTTCAGTATTTGCATTATTACCGTCAGAAATTAAGATAAACTTAAATAGGTCATAAACATTACTACCTCTTAATTCAGAAACCACATATGGAGTCTCAGGTGTTTGATATCTTTCTAAGTACCAACCTAATCCTGTATTATCATTATCTGTTCTTGCTCCATTTAAAGATAATAAATCACACTTAATACCTCTTATCTTATTTTCTAAATAACCTGTGTTTAATAAGTTGTAATAATTTTCTTCAACAAACAAAGGTACTTCATCTTTTGGTTTAGAAAAGTTACCAGTACCAAATACTTTAGTTATAAAATTACTCTTACTAATATCAAAAGAAGTGTTAAACTTAAATGTTTCGTTATCTTTGGTAACACCTGAAATTTGGAATGTTTGGAAAGGATTAACCGTAACTCCTGAAAATTCCCCATCACAAATGATTGATACGTTGTTAATGTCATCTACTTCATAAACTGCTCCGTCATCGTCACCGTATGTCGCTATACCTCTAGACCTTAAAGTCGCAATAACCAAGTCGTGGTACTCTTCAAATACCGACGCTGTAAAGGTATCACCCGCGAACTCAATAGTCGCGGTAAAATCTCCGTTACCATTATCAACTATATTCGTAAATCTACCACCAAATCCTTCACCTCTAAAAATTTCATCGTTTGAATCGTATTCAAAAGTTGCGTATAACCAAGGTTCATTTTTATATGATGTAAAATCTGCATCGTTAGCTAATACGTTATCACAGTCTAAAACGTTAACAGTACTAGTATATGATGTACCATTAAAACCATCAATTTGATTTCTAGTTGTATTTGTTACACTACCGAAAAAGTATGCAGTGTCTTTGTAATTGTTATTTAACAACTCATTACTATCATTAATAACTCTATAAAAAATATTTTTAATCTCCTGTTCTATAGATGTAGTAGTTCCACTGTTTGTTGTGAATAACGCTGATAATTTACCATCTAAGAATACGTCCAAGTTATCGTCATCCGATAGAACAATACTTTCTTCATCGTTTTTATTACCCGTTAAAGTAATAGTATATAAAGCAGCTAAGGAATCAAAAGATATTGTTGACGGGTCAGGGTTACCTACGGTTGATATAGACCAAGAAGGACCTGCGTCATATCCTGATAAACCTAAAACTCTTGTTACGAATAATTGATTTGATTGTTGTAAATATGACTTAGCGATATAAGACGCCTCATATTTTGGGATTTGCGTGTTTACAAATTTTGTTGGGTTAGTACCACCGAAGTAAGATGTGAACTCGTCAAAATTTGTTATAAAAATAGGTTCGAAAGCCGGACCTGACTGAGTTTCACCTACAATACCGAGGGTAGTTACACCAACACTTTGTGCCACAAAACTTAAATCTCTTTCTGATGTATAAACACCCGGAGAAACGAATACTTTGTTTGATGTTGCCATTGTAAATTTAATTTCTTTTATTTATTTATTTGATAAATATTAAAAAAAACATGAAAGTACAATCATAGTATCAACATACTTATATAAGAGTATGAAAAAATACATACTTTTTTATCTTTTTAAAAAAAACACAAGTGGGTAAAGTAAAAAACATAAAAATTTCAGAATACCATCACAAACTCCTAAAAGAGTATTGTGAAGAAAACGGAATTAAAATTTACCGATTTATTGAAAAAATAATTGAGGAAAAATGTGAAGAAAAAAAAGACTTATACGGAGAATAATTTTCCTTATAATATATTAATTTTTGTCTTTATAAAAGAATCCTTCGTTTCGTCCGACTTTTCAATAGACAACTTTAAAAAATCATTTGTATTTAGTTGTATTTTTTTAACATCATCACCAATGTAGTTGTCATTAATAAAAACAGAATACTGTTTTACATTAGATAGTTCAGATACTAACATATCTGCACTATAACGATATAGCTCACTTAATTCAAATACTCCGTCTTTAAAATCTATTTTTAATTCAAACGAATCATTATTGGTATTACTCTTACTATTATTTGTTTTGTTACTATCCAACTCAAACAAAGATAATGTTCTTGTAATCGCAGGTAAAATTTCAAATTCTTTTTCGTCAACTAAAAATCCCATCATTAAAAATTCATAATTCTGTATATAATATTTTCTTTTTTCGACTTCTAATACAGATTCATCAGAAACATTATTTAAAACTATAGGAATAAAATGACCCTTAACTGATGTGTATGATTGTCTTGATGTGAACTTTTGCAACACCAACTTATTAAATTCATTTAGGTGACGCATTTTTGTACAAAAAATTTTAATATTATAAGTAATATCTACAGGAACAGGTTGAGGTATTTTATAAATGTCCATACCTTTTCTTTGTCCATCCCATGTAGGAACTTTTGCATAATAAAATTGTTTTCTGTTTGGAATTGTGTATTGTAATGACGGGTTACTCCCATACTTAACTTCAGGTTGTCTAACAGTGGCAATAAAAGGAGGTTTTATATTTTTATCTAAATCTTGAAAATTCCAAGTTTCCGTAAATTGAGACCAATTTTGTGTGGTAATAATAATATCGACAGGATTGACCACATTACCGTCCGCAACCATTTCTAAATCATTCTTAACAAAATCTAACATACCTCTATCTAAATCGGCATGTAAAACACTCTTAGGTAAATAAGTCCCATCTTCCTGAATATACTCAATAAGTTCTTCCCTCCTGTCCAACAATATTTTTTCAGGAGTAAGTTTTAAATCTTTTTTTATTTTCTTAGGGAATGCCATTAACTTACGATTTCGTTAATATGGAATATTTTATTTTTTGTGTTAATCATATCTATTTCGTTTGCGTTGAATATAGGTTCCTCTGTGTCTTTTTTAACAAACGAGTCATATTTGTAAGGGTTATATGTAATTACTTTGTCATTAGTTTCAGGTGGTATATTTTCACATGGGTATTGACAATAATCTATCAAATCACCAATAACAAATGCATGGACATTTTTTCTCATCTCCTGTCTAACCTTTTCTTTCCCACCTTCTCTTACCCTAAACTCTACATTACCTAATTTAACATAATCAGCATATAATATAATCCTACCTTTGTATTGAACTGAAAAAGTTTTTTTGTGTAGGTTATAATAAACCATAACACGAAGACCTATTGGGTCAATGTTATTTTCATCTTGCTCAACAACCAAACCCATACGAGATTTAATTGTGTTTAATTCTTTTAATAGATATCTACTCATAATCCTCTAAATTCATTATCGTTTACTGGTGATGCCACAATACTTCTGTAAAATGGTTTGAATCCACCATAAGTGTGTTTATTATCACTAACAACACGACCGTCATTAACAACGGTATAATATCTAACACGAGACTCAGTTTCATAATATCCTATGTAATCACCATATTCTATATCTATACCCAA